AATCCCAAACGCCAACGCCATGTCGATGACGTTCCTCTTGTCGCTCGCGCTGAAGTTCGCCCCGCCCACGAAGAACGCCGACGAGTACGTGTAACTGCCCTCCTCGCCGCTGCGCTGTACCGCCTCGGCATGCGTCGCCCTCACCTTATAATGAAGACCCGTATAGTTGCTCTGGTTCTCCTCCGTCACCGCAGGCACGAATCCTTCGCCCGTCACGGCCACCCTGCCCGTCAGGTCCGCCCCCGTCAGGAACTCCCTCAGGAACAGGCTCGGCATCGGCGTAGTACCAGCCGTGTCGGAGAATCTCTCCACCACCTTGCCGAACAGGAACTCCAGCTGCCCCTGCTCCGAAGCCACGCTCGCGCCCCCCGCCATCTTGTCATACAACTGGCTCCACGCCACGCCATCACCCTCGATGGTCTGCATCCTCGCCGACCCGTTGCCAATCTCCGAGTCAGGGGCAGTCACCCCCAAAGTGGTCTGCTCCGTCACCACATCCTCCGACAGGATGTTCAGGGCGTTGCCGACGGTCATATTCTCATATAGACCATCCTTGCGGGCGTAGATAGTCGCCATCTCATCCTTCGCATCCTCAATGGCATCATACACACCACCGCTCTTCACCAGGTTGTCGCTATCCTCGGTGGGGGTGTCGTCAATGGCGTTGGCGTAGGTTGCGAGAAGGATAGGTGTGGTGAGGGCGTTGGAGGCGTACATATAGTCGCTGTAGCTGGTCGTGCCGGCCACACGGTAGATCTTATTGGGCAAACCCTGCTCAGGCAGTGCCGTGCAAGGTATGATGTCGCTCTGGGTGAGAGATTGGTAGAGTTCCTGAAGCTCGGCAATGTCGGCACGGGCTTCAACGTCGGCACAGTACACTGGCGTGCCGCCGATGTTTAGCATATCAAATTCGTTTGTCATGATTCATTTAATTAAAGATGATTTGTCTGTTTGTCTGGTCGTAACGTACTCCGCTTGAGAGCGGGAAGATGATTTGCCTGTGAGCGGCATCGTAGGTAGGGCCAAGGATGTTCTGGGCGGTCACCTGACGCACCACAGCGGCGGCAAGCTCCTGCTTCTGCGCATCGGTGAGGGTTGTGTAGTCAATCCCGTCGCCTTTGTCGCCCTTTACATTCTTGTTGACGGTATGGCCGTTCCGGTCGGTGACGTAAAGCTCATAGTCGAGCAGATACGCATTGACGCGCCCGGCACCTACGGTAGCCTGCTCGGCAGCACGTGCAGCCACATTGGCCTCCGATGCCTTGGTGTTGGCATTGCCGGCGGCTGTGTTGGCCGCTGCTGTGGCCTGCTGTGCGGCAGTGTGGTCGGTGCCTGCCTGAGTATGGTCGGCGGAAGCGGTGGTATGGTCGCTTTCAGCACGGGTGTGGTCATTACCGGCTTGCGTATGGTCGGAAGCAGCCGTTGAGTGGTCACTTTCAGCACGGGTATGGTCGTCGACAGCCTGCACATGGTCGTTGTCGGCACGCACACTGTCGGCAACAGCCTGATTGTGGTCAGCTGTGGCCTGTGAGTGGTCTTGGCCTGCCTGAGTATGGTCGGCAGCGGCCTGATTGTGGTCGGCCACAGCCGTTGAGTGGTCAGCGGCGGCGGTGGTATGGTCATTGCCTGCCTGGGTATGGTCGGCAACGGCGGTTGAGTGGTCGGTGCCAGCCTGCGTGTGGTCTGCAGCAGCGGTTGAGTGGTCGCCGGTGGCCCTCAAGTGGTCAGTTTCGGCACGTTGGTGGTCGCTTTCGGCCTGATAGGGGTCGACAAAGACCTTCCAATTGTCAGGGTCTGCGAAGGCACTTGGGGTAGTCCATTGGTAAGGCGTCGGGAAGAAACAGAATTTCCAGGTCTCACCGTCGTAGAACTGGATGATCATGCCATTCTTCTCTTCGTCGCTGATGGTGGCGTCGTTGGCCACCACTTCCACTGCCATTGCCAGGGTGTAGTAGCCAGTCTGCAAAGGATGCTCATTGTCCAAGTTGTAGAACCCCCCCCCGTGGGCCTCACCAATCTGCTCTTCGGTGATGCCAAGGTCTTTCCAGGCATAGGTGTCAGAGCCGGCATACTTAATCGTTATCCAGCGGTGCATCTCGCCTGTGGTGGAGTCCTCGAAGATGAACATCATATTGCCGTAGGTGTCGGCACTAGGCACGTTGGTCAGCTCATTGCCATCCAAGGTGATGAGCAGCGTCTTGCCCGTGGCGGCTCCGAGGGTGTCGACCATCGCCTTCAGGATGCTGTTCAAAGCCGTGCTTGAGATGTAGCCCTTGCCGTTGACACGGATATAGGTGTCGATGGTTTGTTTTAGTTTTTCGAAGTCATTCATGTTCGTAGTCGTTATTGAAGTCGTTATTGAAGACAGGGTGGTTGACGCCGGTGTTGCCGTCGAAGGTGACGACCGCCATATTGGCGTCAGGCCACTGTTGTGTTGAAATACCTACTTTAATCATAGCAGTCGTTTTTTAATTCTGGTCGCCTAATATCCTCACGATTTCCGCCGACTGGTCGACGCTCCCCTGATCCCCGTTGTATAGTGTCAGCGAGAGGTAGCCGATGTTGTCGATGCGTCTTGAGTCCTGCGAGGTCACGTTGATGACGTAGCCAGGGAAGGCTTCGTGGATGCTGTTGTCCTCGGTGCTGTACTTGCTGATGACGTTCATGTTTTTATCCATGAGCGTCGCGGCCAGCTCGAAGCCATCGGGAATCAGTCCTGAAGAGCCATCTTCCTTCAAGTCCCAGAGGATATATAGGTTAACCGTGTCGGTGTGTTGAATATACAGTGTGTTGTCCATGTCTTTATAAAATTAGAGGGCGGCGGCAAACCCCACCGCCCTCTCGGGTATATGAAAATCAATGACTAATCGGCAATAACAACCGACACGTAGACTTCTGAGAAGCCGTCAACGATCTTCACGTGGGTTGCGCCTTCAGCGGCACTGTCGGCCACGCTGATCTTCACCGTGTTGTTGGCTACGGTCAGGTTCACTCCGGTGTAGGAGCAAGTGGCGGTCAGTGCGGCTTGGGCGTTGCTCACGTTCACAACGGCGTCTTCACCAGGAGCAATCTGCAGCATGGGACGGTCAACACCGATGCCAGCGCTCGGCAGCTGGTTGCTCGGTGTGAGCGGGCCGGTGCCGGTGAGGTTGGCGGTGTAGTTGGCAGCCTCGTTGTTGTTGGCCGTCGCCTGGAAGCTGTTGATCCATGCGTCGCCCGCGTAATACATATATGTGTCGTCGCCTTGCACCAGGCTCGGGTCGTGGCTGACCTGATTCTGGAACTCGGTATTGTCCGAGGGGCACCAGTAGCACTTCAGCGTGATGCGGTTGACCGCTACGGCGGCCAGCTTATCGGCATCGGGCGTGTAGAGGCAGTCAGACGACAGACTCCACGACTTCATGCCAGGCAGCGAAGCCTTCCAGCTGCCGGTGTCCTTCGAGGTGATGTCGAAGGCTTCAACGTCGATGTTGAGCGAGCAGGTAGTGGCGTGGGCAAAGGGAATGAGGGCCGTGGAGGCGTTGCCGTAGAGGTCGCCTTCCTTGACGAATATCATTAGGTTTTCGCCTTTAATCGGTTTATTCATTTCGTTGTAGTATTTATTTCGATTGTGATGTTTTCAATGAATAGGCCGTCAATGAAGTCATCATTGAGGTCGTTGATGTGCACCTGACCGATGGAGAGGTCTGGCGTCTTCACCGAGTAGGACATGCCCAACAGTTCATTGACAGCCTGCTGAGCCAGGTCGCTGACGGTGGCGTAGTCGTTGTCGGCAATGGTCACCTCAAAACGCTGCTTGACGATGCCGGTAAACAAATCCTTGCTGTATTCGACGTCAATGCCGGTACGACGGTACACGGCGAATGGCGTGGTGGGCGTGTCGGTGTCGAAGGCGGCCACGACGGGGTAGACCGTGAGGCCATTGATGGCCTTGAGCGTCTGATAGATGTGCTTACCTATATTGACATTCATAGCATGCCTCCTTTCGCGGCCGATTTGGCCCACTGTTTGGCGACGGCATCCTGCATGCGGTCTTCGAGGCCTTCAAAGACTTGCTCCTTGGTTGCGCTCACGGCATCACGGAAAAACCACAGCGGACTGATGCGTCCCCTGTAGCCCATCCCCGATGCACGCAGCTCACCGGCTGAGCGGCCACGGTAGGCACGGCTCCGAACCTTGGCGAAACGTTCCACCGTTCCCATCTCGAAGAAGCGCAACAAGTAGCCACGCTCGCCTGGGCCGCCTTTGCCCATGATGTGCACCTGGCCGTAGTAGTCGCCGGTGGTGGCTTTCTGCACATTGGCCACCACGCCACGGCTGGGCTTGCGGCCGCCACGGGTGCTGTTGGCACCCTTCCATCGGTTGCGAAGGTTGCGCAGCGTGGCCGACTTCACTACCCCCACCGACTTGCGAAGGGCGTCCTTCTCAGCCTTGGTGATGGTGCGGGCGTCCATGTGCTCCACGAAGTCGTAGAAGCGGCTGGCGTCTACTTGTATGGAAGATTCATTGCTCATAGCGGTTGCAGTGCAGGGTTTGCGTATCAATGTTGCGGTTCTTCTCGATCTTCACGATGACGTAGCGTTTGCCGTCATACTCGATGATGTCGCTGTCAGCGATAGGCACCGAGGCGCGCAGCTCGAAGCGGATGTCGGGGTTGTAGACGACGCGGTCAACGTCGGCGGTGTTGCGGTCATGCTGCTGATGCAGCACGCGGCACCAGTATTCGCCACGCTTCGCCAGGGAGACCTTTTTGGCCCCCGTGGCGTCGGTGGTGCTTACCAGCCGATGCACTGTCAGTCGCTCGTTCAACAACCCGCTTCTCATGGTGCAGCCTCCTCGTTGACATCAGTGGTGCAGTTGGCATCATACTTCCTGAAGGGTGCCAGCAAATAGTCGAGAGTGTGTGGCACTTCGTGTGGTGTGGCGAAGGCCACACTCTCCCTATTATTATAAAGGTCACCCGCCAGGAGCATCACTGCGTGGCGCAGCGGCGCAGGTATCGCCCGCTCATTCAGCGCATAATACGACAGCGGCTTGCCGAGTTCGTTGCCGATGGCTTCCTCTGCAACGTTAACCAACGTGGTGAGGTACACATCGTCTTCGTCGACTTCCACGCGAAGATGCTGCTTGAGTTCGCTGAGGGTTACATACGCCATGATGCTGATGCTTAAGCGTTAGTGATTTCGCGGCTTGCGTAGGCGTTGCCGTTGGCGGCATCCCAAGCCCAGTCGCAGTAATAGTTCAGCACGAGAACGATTTCACCGTAGCTGGCACGGGTGTACGGGTCGACGGTGATGTCGAGCAGGTCGCCCCAGGTGCCGATGTGCAGGTGGCTGAAGTCGGCGCAGGTGATGGCGGCACTGGTGGCGGTGGCCACGTCGATGCTGTTGGTGATGAAGGTCGGCTCGTCGTCAACTTTGCCATTCACCATGATGGCTTCGAGGCCACCGCTCAGTCTGGCCTTCTGCTTCAGGAAGCGGGCAGACTTGGGGTCGCACACGAAGGTGGGGGCGTAGTTGATGGAGTAGATGCTCTCGGCCAGGGCAAGCACGGTGTCGTAGGTCAGCGAGGCCAGGGCAACAGTGCTGGCATTGTACATGATGCCGTTGTGCGGGCTGGTGCCGTAACCCAGGACAGCCTTCTCGAAGGCTTGGGCAATGGCCTTGGCGATGCTGACGCGCAATCTAGCCTCAAGGTCTTCGCTGGTCTGGTTGAGCAGCTGCTTGCTGAGGTAGATGTAGCCGGTGAGGCGTTGCGGGGTCAGGCTGGCCTTGGCCATCGTGGGAGTCACGTTGTCGGCAGCGGCCACCTCCGACTTGAAGCCGAAGTTGATCTGCGACATCACCGGAATCTTGGCGTTGCCGATGAGGCCGTTGTAGAAGTTGGCACCGGCACGCTCCAACACGGTGAAGTTGTAGATGGCTTCGATGATGGGAAGCACATCCTCACGCACCATCTCAAGGCCACCGTTGTGGCTGTTGGATGCGTAGTTGTTGGTGCCGGTCAGCACGCCGTCCAGGGCGCGGAACTGAGGCGAAGTGGCCTTCATCAGGATGCTGGTGCCGTCCACGCCATATTCCAGGCGGGAGCGTTTGGCCATCTCCTTGGTCTGGTCGGCATACTCGCCTTCGAATTTGCCACCGTTGACGATGTTGCGAACTGCTTGGAGCAAGCTGAAGTTGCTCTTGGGGGCTTCGTTGGCCGGCTTCTGGGTGAAGTTACGGCTTTCGATTTCGTCAAGCTGTGCCTTCAGGTCGGCACGCTCGGCGATGAGGTCATTCTTTTCTTTGGTTTCAGCCTCGTTGAGCTGGCGGTTTTCCTTCTCAACGATGGTGGGAAACTCATTCAATCTGTTGTCGATCGCGGCGATGCGATCCATAATGTCACGCTTGTTCATTTTTTTGTGATATTGGTGATTTCTTGTTTAAGGTCTGCGAGATACTTACCCAGCTTGATACGCTGGTCTTCTGCAAGGCGGCGTTGCTCCTCAGCCTCAGCTTTGGCGCGCTCCTCAGCCTTGAGGGATTCCAAGCCGCGAAGGTCGCAGCTGGTCTGACTGTATGCCGGCGAGTATACCGGCGACACGTCGAATAGTTCGTCAATCTTGGTGATGGTGCGCTGGTATTCATCGCCAACGCGCTCCCACTGGTCTTCCAGTACCGTGAAGGCGAAGGATGAGCCATCGATTTCGCCACGCTCAAGGCACGACAGCACTTCGTTGCCAAGGGCGGTATCGGGGGCCTCGAAGGAATAGTGGAGACCATCGGCACGCACTTCGAGCTTCAGCGACACTTGGTCGCCTCTCTTCGAGCGGCCAAGGATGCCACGGCGGCGGTCGTGATCGAGCAGGGCGAAGATGTCGGAGCGTTCAATCACGCCATCGAGGGCACCGGGGGCAATCTTTTCACGGAAGCCACCCAGGTCTTCGCTCCACGAATCGAACACCACGGCGACGCCTTCCACGCGACGGCTTTCGCCCTCGGCACGCTTCACCACGCCTTTGATGTTTCTGATTTCTCTAGTTTTCTGTTCCATTTTGATTGTTATTTTGCACGCCGGTGAGCGTGGTCATATTCAGTTGGATGTAGTTTTCGTCCCCCCCCTCAACAGGCTCAAGGTCGAGCTTGCGGCGAACCTCGTTCACGGTCATCACGCCGTTGTTGATGAGGTCGCGGTAGTATTGCGCCATCTCGGTCTTGGTGCAACGCAGCAGGTCTTCGGTCTCGAAGGCAAAGTGCATGCGGTCAACTTGCTTCTGACGACGGAGCAACAGCTTACGGTTGAGCTCGTTCTCAATGTTCACCAACCTAGGCTGCAGGGCGTTGGTGAGGAAATCGAGCGAAGTGGCCTCGAAGGTGGCGTAACTGGACTTGGTGAGGTCGCCCAACAACGTGGGGGAGACTCCGTAAAAGCGCGCAATCTCCTCCACGTTGAAGTGGCGAGTCTCAAGCAGTTGGGCGTCCGAGGCCGAGACGGTGATGGGTTGGAAGGTCATGTCGGCACCCAGGATGGCAATGCCGCCATCCTCGCAGGCCATGACTTCCTTCCATTGCGTCCTGATTTCGTCCTTCTGCTTGTTGTTCAGCATCGTCTTCGAGCTGAGCACGCCGGTGATGGCCCCGCCCTTCTCGAAATAGTTGCTGGCGGTGTCCTCGCTGGCGTATGCGATACCCAGGGAGTGCTTTGCGGCCCACAGCACCGAATGGCCAACCACGCCATCGAGCGTGAAGTTCATGAAATGCAGCATGTCGCTGTCATCTATCTCACGCCCATCCTTGAGTCGGTAACGCTTGCGGTTGGTTTCTTCATTATATAATATGGTGACATCGGCGGGCTTCAGGTAGCGAAGCTCTTCCACCTGGTCGCGGCTGTTGCGGCGAACCAGCAGGAAGGCGTTGCCGTTCTGCATCATGTCGATGAGCACCAGCTTGAAAAGTTGGAAGTGAGTGGTGATATAGTTAGGCTCGTAGTTGATGACGTAGCTCAGGTCGTTGTCGACGCGCTGGCCGTTGGCAAAAAGGGTGATTGGCAGCATGGCCACGGCACCGCTGATGAGGTCGACGGCACGGTAGACCGCCGACAGCTGCAAGGCCTTCTCTTGGGTCATCACCACCTTGCCGCCACTGTAGAGCAGCGCGCCATTGCTGTCGGTGGCACCCACGGTCAACTTGGGATTGGGAAGGCCGCGCCTCTCGCTCCTACGGAATAGTCCAAAAAATCTTCTCTCTGCCATTTCTCAGATGCTTATATGTATTAAGAGAAACAGCCGTTACAATGTTGAAACACAATAGTTTAATAAACAAGACCATTTTCGTGACGCCACGAAAATAGAAATTTGATTTGTAATCTATTGGTTTCCCGCCACTTGCGAATTTACTTGATTACAAACCCGAGTTTTTTGATTACAACCTGAGTTTTTTGATTACAAACTTGATTTGGTTTGCTTCCAAAATCAAATTCCTGAAAACTCTCCCACAAAGTTGGTAAGGTAGCCTCCCAGGGCCATCATCATGCTGACAGCAGGGTCTATTTTGCTCATGTTGGTGGCTTTGATGAGCTGCTGGTTTTCGTGGGCGTCGGTCTTGATGAGGACATTGCGGAAGGCCCAGCGGGTGCACTCGTTGCGGTCGATTTCGGCATTGCCTTGCAGCATCAATCGCTCAAATTCCTTGGTGGGGCGGTTGAAGGATGAAAGCGATTGTGCATAGGGCTGGCAGTTGAAGCCGTAGTTGGTGGCGTTGATGATCATCTGCGTGCTGTTCCACTTATCGTAGGAGATGAGCTGCACCGGCGAAATGTCGTTCACGCCTTTGATGTCTTCCAGTATGCGGTCGTAGTCGGTCACGTTGCTGTCGGGGAAGATGACCATATCGCCACGCAGGTCAAACTCCCGGTATTTGATGCTGTTCTCCTTGGTGGCCAGGGCGTCACTCGGAAGGTAGTTGACGACCTTGAAATAGTAGCGGCCATCGATCACCCACAGATAGCTCACGCTGGTGATGTCGGACACGCTCGAAAGGTCGAGGCCGATATAGCAGGGGTAGTCGGTGAACCGCTCCCAGTTGAGTTCGCTCATGGCGGCCACAATGCGGTCGTCGCTGATCCAGATGGTTTTCGATTCCACCCACTGATTCATCAGCTTGGTTCGGTAGTTGATTTCGTCGGTGGTGGTGGCCATTGCCTTCGACAGCTCACCGGCAATATAGTGCTGACTCACGGTGATGCCGAGGTTCGGATTGGCCTTCGCCCATACCCGGGGATTGCGCCAGTCGTCGTCTTCATCCAAGGTGAAGATCATGGCGAAGAGGGCGTCGTCTTTCTTTTCCCCGCTCAGCACCTGCTGGGCGTATTGGTCGAGTGCATAGCAGGGTTTGCTCATGTCGAAGCCGCGGGTGGTGACCACGCATTGCAGCGGGTTGCGCCGGTTGCCCATTGCGGTCTTCAGCACGTCTTTCACCTCGCTGGTGTCTGCTTCGTGGTACTCATCCACCAGGCAGGCGCTGATGTTGTAGCCGTCGAGCTTGGAGGCATCGCTGGCGGTGACGTACATCATGTTGGTGGTCTTGGCCACCTTCACCTGGTTGCGTTGTGCCTTCACCGTCTTGGCCCTCTGGTCGAGCTTCTGCAGGAAGCCCTTCACCATCTGGAAGTCGACGCGGGTCGCTTGTTCGCGGCTGTTGGCCGATATGAGCACGGTGGCATCGGGCTCACCGTCTGCCAGCAGGAAGTAGATCATCAGGGCGGCGAAGAGGGCGGTCTTGCCGTTCTTACGCGCGATGCTGACGTAGGCCTCATTGTAACGCCGCTTGCCGGTGCCCTTCCAATACCAGCCGACGATGTTGGCAACGATGAAGAGCTGCCAGGGTTCCAACACGAAGGGTTTGCCGTTGGCGGCACCGCTGAAATGCTGAAGCATGCGGATGAAGCGGACGGCGTGAGCGATGCGGTCTATGCGCAACTCAAGGCGGTCATCCTTGAGGTCGTCGAGGTAACGCTGGCAGGCCTGCCTGACGAAGCGGCACGCCACCACCTTGCCCTCAACCACGTCCAAGGCATAGCGATGCCAACGCGCCTTAGATATGTCATAGGCTGTCGACATCAAATAGGTCTAGTTGGTTGGGCAGGTTGTAGGGGTCATCGTTGGCCTTGCTGTCGATGAACTGCTCAAGCGGCGACTTCTCGTCGGAGCTCTCCACCTCCAGCTTCTTCCGGTCGTAGGGGGAGAGGCCCAGCTTCTTCTCGTACTCCAACACCCGCTTGATGACGCGATCCTTCTCACGCAGGAAGGGCGACGGGATGGTGCGGCCGTACTGATCCTTGGCGGTCATGCTTCCACCGTTGTTGACGTCGAGCTGCTTCTTGATCATCTCAAGGGTCTCAAGGTCGGAGCGCAACAGCTCCAATGTCATCTCATCCACCTTGGTGAGGTGCTTCTCTTCCTTCAGGTACTTGCGGATGGCCCGCATGTGTTTGTCAATGTCCATATCAGCCCCCGTTTATGAAAATTCCAGAAATGTTTCACAAGAT